TGGTAGGGAACATCATAATGTAGCCAAACTCCTGGAGGCTAAAACTAAGGTTTTGGATTTCGTCCGTCAAGGACTAGACTTGCAAGATGCCCTGGCTAGGGCTGGCAGGAAACCTGACGTGATGAAGGACTGGCGGAAAGACCCTAAGTTTGTCAAAGAACTTGAATCTGCCAGGGAAGAAGGCGAGCGCACCCTCAGCATCGTCACAGGTGACGCTAAGTACAAGATAGGTTTTGAGCAGTTCTCGGCAGAGTTCCTTGACTCACCCATCTTCCCTCATCATAGGTCATGGATTGATGTACTTGAGGGGCGCGAGCCGTCTTGGCTCCACCCGGCTATGACATACGAACCATCCTCGGCTAAACGGCTACTAATAAACGTACCACCCGAGCATGCTAAGTCAACGGTCATCACAGTCAACTACTGTGTCTACCGAATAGCCATGGACCCTAACGTTAAGATTACGATTGTCTCTAAGACTCAGGAACGCGCTAAGGAGTATCTCTACTCCATAAAACAGCGGCTGAGTCATGAGCGGTGGAGTAAACTCCAAGCCGTCTACGGCAGCGCCGGAGGATGGAAGGAAGACGCCGATACCTGGAAGGCTGATAGAATCTATCTCAGCCGAGACTCCACAGAGAAGGACCCTACGGTCCAAGCATTAGGTATCGGTGGTCAAATTACTGGTGCCCGTTCTAACCTCATCATCCTAGATGACGTGGTGACAACCTCAAATGCCCATGAGTGGGATAAACAACTCTTGTGGCTACAGCGAGATGTAGTTACCCGTCTTGGTGATAATGGTAAACTTCTGATAGTTGGCACCCGAATCGCATCTAATGACCTGTATCGTGAGATACGTAAAGGTGAGCATTGGACTAATGGTAAGACTCCTTTCACTTACTTTGCCATGCCAGCAGTTCTTGAGTTAGACGAGAAACCAGAAAACTGGGTTACACTTTGGGCTAAGAGCCATATACCATGGGAGGGTTCAGATGAGGATATACTTCCAGATGAAAACGGACTATATCCTAAATGGGACGGACCGGCACTCTTTCGAAGAAGGAGTGAAGTTTCTGCGTCAGCCTGGGCATTGGTCTACCAACAGCAAGATGTACAAGAAGATTCTATTTTTGCCCCTGCGTGTGTCCAAGGTTCAATCAACCGGCTGCGAAAACGAGGTACTTTAAAACCTGGCGCGGTAGGACATCCTAAAGAGCGCGGTGCTTGGTACACCATTATGGGCTTAGACCCAGCGATGACCGGCAATACTGCAGCAGTAATCTTAACTGTAGACCGTAACACTCGCCGGAGATATGTACTGGATGTCATGAACATGACAGACCCTACTCCTACCAAGATTCAACAGTTGATTGAGGACTGGGTACAGAAGTACCAACCACAAGAATTACGTATTGAGATTAACGCACACCAGAAAGCCTATGCGCTAGATGATGATTTGCGTTCCTTCCTGGCTTCTTCTGGAGTTAAGTTCTCCAGCCAGTTTACCGGTAAGAATAAATGGGATACAGCGTTTGGTGTAGCGGCTATGTCAGGTCTATTTGGGACCATGCGTAACGGAGTACACCAAGGCGATAACCTTCTAGAACTTCCTTCTCAGGATACTTCAGAAGGCGTCAAGGCTTTAATCCAGCAGTTGATTACCTGGAAGCCTGAGACTAAAGGTAAGACAGACTGCGTGATGGCTTTATGGTTCTGCGAACTGCGGGCTAAAGAAATCATCGGTAATATGAATATAAATCAAAGTCATGTGACTAACAGATGGGCTACTAGAAAACAACTCAATCAACGTTTCGTTATGAACGTAAATGATTATGAGTTATCGATGTACGAATAGGACTATGATGGAATTAGATATCCAAACCATTGCTAGACGGGTTGACAACCTAAAGCAACGTAACAGTGCTCGTGATGCCCGTATGCAGGATATCCTCTCTGTCCGTAAAGGCGAACTGTCAACTATCTATCCTGATTTGTTCCCTGAAGGTATGGACAAGTCAATGGTGGCTAACTTTGTTGATGTTGCTGCTCGCGACTTGGCAGAGGTACTAGCCCCACTCCCATCTTTTAACTGCCAGACAACTAACTCAGTAAATGACCGTGCTCGGGCTTTTGCTGATAAGCGTACCTTGGTAGCAAACAATTATGTTTATCACTCACGCCTACAGTCTCAGATGTACTGGGGTGCTGACTGGTACTTCTCATACGGCTTCTTGCCTATCTATGTAGAAGCAGACTTTGATGCAGACCTACCTCGTATCCGTATAGAAGACCCTGTTGGCGGATATCCTGAGTTTGATAGATTTGGACGATGCGTATCTTACGCAAAGGTTTACTTTAAGACGGTTGGAGAACTGGCTGTAGATTATCCAGAGTATGCTCCAATACTTCTTGGTCGTGATGGCTTTAATCAAGATACCAGTACGATGGTAGAAATGATTCGTTACACCGATAAGGATGTAACAGTTCTTTACTTGCCTACTCGCAATAACTTAGTTCTTAATTTTGCTGCGAATCCTTTAGGTAAGATGAATGTTTTTGTAGCAAGACGTCCTTCTCTCGATACTGAGACACGTGGACAGTTTGATGATGTTCTATATGTACAACTTGCTCGTGCTCGATTTGCCAACTTGGCGATGGAAGCAGCAGAGAAGTCAATCCAGGCACCACTTGTAGTTCCTTCAGATGTTGTAGATATGCCTATGGGTCCTGATGCTATTATCAGAACCGCAACCCCAGCAGGCGTGGGACGAGTTAGACTAGATGTACCAGCAGCCGCGTTTCAGGAACAAGCGGCACTTCAAGCAGAACTTCGCTTGGGTGCACGTTATCCTGAAGGTAGAACCGGAAACATTGATGCTTCAATCATCACTGGTCAAGGTGTACAAGCGCTACTAGGTGCATTTGATTCTCAAATCAAAGCAGGACAGACTATCCTGTCTGAAGTATTTGAGGATGTAGTCAGAACATGTTTCGAAATGGATGAAATCCTTTTCGATAAAGAAAAGAGCGTCAAGGGAATCGCACAGGGTACGCCGTACGAGTTAAAGTACAAACCCTCCAAAGACATCAAAGGCGATACTTCTGTTGAAGTACGTTATGGTTTGATGGCAGGACTTGACCCATCGCGAGCCTTGATTTTCTCTCTACAAGCACTTGGAGCCAGTTTGGTATCTAAGGACTTTATCCGTCGTGAATTACCATGGAACGTAAATGTATCTATGGAAGAACAACAGATAGAAATCGAAAAGATGCGAGAGAATCTGTCAGCGGCTATTACCGCTACTGCCCAAGCGATACCTGCTATGGCAGCACAAGGACAGAATCCATCAGCGTTAATCCAAAAGATAGCCGACGTTATCGAACGTCGTCGTAAAGGGGAAATGATAGAGGCTGCTGCGCTGGAGGTGTTCAAACAAGAACAACCGGTGCAGGCAGAGATGACTCCACCAGGCACACAAGGACCAGTTGAGCAATCCCCGTCCCCGGTTACTCCTGGACAACCTTCTGGTGGGGTCCCTCAACAAGAACCAGACCTAGCGACATTATTGGCAGGTTTAGGCGCATAACGTAGTTTCGAGGGGACAATGACAGCGATTATTGGAATTCAAGGAAAAGGCTGGGCAGTTCTAGCAGCAGATTCCGTAACTACTTATAGTGATAAACCATATGTTGCTAAAGGTTACGAAAAGATATCTAGAATTGGTGATTACCTACTAGCGGTTGCTGGTGATGCAACAGCCGGAGATATTTTAAACTATCTATGGCAACCACCTAAGCCAGTTAAGTCTGAAGATACAGACAGATTTGTAATAGTTAAAGTTTTACCCTCTATAAGACAGATTCTTACAGAGCAAGGATATGACCCTAATCCAGTTAATAAAAAAGATGAAGATGCTGGTTGGGACGCTTTGATTTGTTTTAATGGCAAGATATATCAGTTAACTGATGATTACGGTTTCATGCGAGACGAAAAAGGTCTTTATGGGATTGGTAGTGGTGGCGGAGTTGCGCTAGGCGCAATCGCTGCTATGGAGAATGATTTAAAGACCCATACAAAAGCAGCAAGTGCTGCTAAGAAAGCAATTAATATCGCTATCCAATACAACATATGGTGCGAGGGTCCTGTAAACGTTAAGACTCAATTTACTAAGTAGGAGATAAAATGTCAATGCAAGATGTTCCAGCAGGTCCAGGAAACGTTGGCACTAATAGGAATGATTTAGGTCTTGTAAAGAAAATTCAACGCGAAGGCAAAAATATT